ACCCAACGGAGATACGATAGCGTTAGCCATTTTGGTAGTTTCCTTACGATGTTCTGAGGTTTGCGCGGACCTAAGAGCAACACGGAAGGTTCATTGAGATTATCCTTGCACCATCCCCCTCAAGGGAAAGTATTCGGGTCACAAGTCGTCTTTCTGTGAGACACTTGGTTCCAGTAGTCACCGCCTAATAAGGTCAGTGTGACTTGCTCGAACTTCGTAGGAATGGACGGGGAGCGGGATTTGATACCCGATCTCTGGGAGCGACCCAGCGTTTTACTTAAACTAACCCCCGGTAGGGCATACCGCTCAGGCGTGTCTTGCGACAGAGGCCCGAGGCTTACGTATTACATCTGGGAGACCAGAGATTGCGCCATGACATTCGCCATGTAGCTGTTTGGATGCGTGCCATCCGCTGTCGGAACAGGCGGTGCTGGCCAGATGAGGCTGTCACGAGCAGTCATGGCTGCGTCGGCTGCGTCGATGATCTGATAGACGTTGGCAGGCTTTGCACGGATGACCACGTTGATCGGGACCAATGCTGCCATGTTGCCGTCCGTCTTGCCCGACTGGTTTACCGTGGTGGCGTAGGCGTCGGTAGAAGCGGAACGTGGCGTCAGGGTCGTCTGGTAAATGCGCTTGCCACCAAATAGACCGTAGATTGTCTGCTGGTCGGCGAGGATTTGGGCCTGCGTTCTTGCTAGACGGAGATCGTTGATCCCGTGTTCGCAGACGACGTCGGTCAGAGGCAGGAGGGCAAGGAACGGAGTTACAAGGCTCAGTGCCGTAACGAACTCGGTAGCCTGCTGTCCCGGCTTGGTGATCTTGACGTAGGGATAGCCATGCACGTCTAGCGCACGAGCAATCCAACCAGAGCCACGCTTTGCACCGACGCCAGTGATATCCCCTTCACCGAAGGCAATACTGTCACCGACGATTCCGTAGCTGCGAGCGCCATTAACGGCAATGTCACCTACCATGGCTGTTGCACCAAACGTGGTGACAACCGAGGTGGCGCTGATGGTTCCAGAGTTTCCAAGGTCCGATGCGGAGTTTCCGTCAGGAACGCCAAGAGCCTGCGAGGATGCGGGCAACTGCTGGCACGGGTAGGTCGAGTTTGCAGAGAGGTTGACGGTACGCTCCCAGAACTCCGCGCCTGCCGGAATGGTCAGGTTGATCGGGTCTGAGATCACGTTGTTGGTGGAGATCGTCACCGTGGGCTGACCGCCCCACATTACCTGCGTGAAGACGTTTACTGGGTATTCAATGAAACGCTTGATCGTTCTGGTAGAAGCGAGCTGCGGCTGATTACCGGCGATGACGAAGTTACAGTCGATGGTCTTGAAGTTCGAAACCGCCCCGTCTGGATGGGCAAAGTGAGAGCGCCTCGACGTGTAGTTCGCCGGTAGCGAGGCAGTCATCGTGGGCGCTTGGAAGCGATTGGCGATAATACCCACTGTCTTCGGAGGACCGGACAGGCTTGTGCCGCTCAACAGAACGCTCCGAAGAACGCTCTGAATGGCGGGGGTAAGTATGGCCATTACCTAAACAGGTCCGCCAATATGGTGCCCGAGCTGTAGATCGTCGTGGTCAGACGGTAATACCATGCTGATCCGCTGACGCCGGACTTCTGGAGCGGTGCGGTGATGTCTTCGACGTTGAGCCAAGTGGCGTTATCTTTGGAGCGCTGCAGGGTGACCGTGGCCACGAAGGAGCCTGAAACGGAGACGTCGAACATCTCACCGGCCTGCATTAGGATGCCTGGGGTGGATGCGTTGAGAGAGCTGATATCCATTTCTTACTTCTTTGCTGCTAGAGCTGCACGAACCTTGGGAGCGTTAGCTCGACGAGCGGCAGCCGTGGAAATCGCTGAGCCCTTCTTGGCGTACCAGACGCCTTCCGGCTTCGGACCCTGCTGATCGCCTGCTGGCTTTGCGGGGGCCTTTGCTGTGGCCTGAGAGACCGAGGCTTTCTGGGCGGCAGTCAACGGGGCACCAGCGTCACCCATGGTCTTCGCTGCTTCAGCCGGGGTTTTCATCGGTGCCTTTGCGGGCACGTTGGCGAGCTTGGCTGCTGCACGAGCGATCGGAGAACCGGCTCTGGCGATACCGACAGGCTTGGCTGGCTGAGGTCCCTGCTGGGGCTTTGGCGCTGCTGCGACTGCTGGCTTGCCTTTGGCCGATGCGCTATCCACGGCCTTCTGGAGCTTATCGCTCGGGGGACCGGAGGTGGCGCTATGGGACGAAGGGGATTTATTCGGATCAGATTTGGGCTTCAGCTTCGTCGTGTAGGACTTGCCGTTCCACTGGAATGTTTTCTTGCCCGAAGCGCGAGCGGCGCGGAATGCTTTCGAAAATTCAGCCATGGGTTCCACCAAGGTTATCGTAGAACTGGATGAGGCGATGGCCGCATGCCGTCTTCGTTGTTTCGGATTTCTTGAGCAGACCTATGAGAGTTATGGTCTGCCGTTTGGTCAGCGGTCCCTGCGCCGGTCGCGGTACTTCTTGATCGAAGCATATGCGTAGGTCTGCAGGTAGTTCAGGGTAGACAGGAGATAGCTGCTTACTGCCAAAGCTGGCGCAGCTTGTCAGTGTCAGCGCCAGTAAGGCACTCACGATCAGCGTCTTGAAGCGCGTCAACATAGGCGTTCAGTCCATCAATGTCGGAGGATAATTGGTAAAGCCGTGTGGCTTGGGCTTTGGCGAGGCCGTTGTCGGCAGACCGAGCGGCTTGCTCTAGGCTGCGGAGTTGCTTGGCCTCAGTCAGTTGGTCTGTGACAGACGCGAGTTCTGCTTTGTGGGCACTATCGAGGCGACCCTTGCCGTAGATGATCCCGACAACAGCGAGGACAGCGAGGAGAGTTGCCAGCCATTTATAGACAGTCGTCATTGGGGGTACGGTTCCGGTGATTGGGTGTTGGAAAGGAGTTGCCGATAGTCCATGTGTCCGATCGTGGTGTAGGCCGTGAACATCGCAGGGATGAGAACGGTGATGCCTACTGCCGCCGTCTCAAGCTTGAGCGCGATGGTGGCGAATAAGGCAATCCACGAAAGGACCATGGCGACACCCAACCAGAGCTTCGAAGTCTTTCTGGTCGAGTGTTTGTGTGTCACTTCGGGTACTGCTTGAACGGCAGTTGGAAGTGAGGTCCGTCTTTGAAGGTCTTCCAATCGCCGCCCCATTCGACTGGGACTTTCTCGAGCTTGGCAGCTTCCTTCACGATAGGCGCGAATTTGTTGTAGACCGCCCAGTCCCAAGATGCCTTGCCGCCCACGACGGGGACAAGATCGACTGCTTTGGCTAGGCCATCAGCGCCGGGGATATGGCGGGAGTTCATGGTGGAGGAGACACCTTTGGCGACGTTCAGCTTCTGCTGGGCAACCGAGCGCGTGCCTTCCATGACCGTGAAGTCGATGGAAGACATCTGAGCAGCTCTTTTGACCACGCGAACGAGGTCAGGATGCACAGCCTTCAGCTTCTCGACGCTTGAGGCGCTGAGAGTGACAGGCATGTTTTTCCTTAGATGGAGGAGCGGGATAGCTTGGCAGCTACCTCTGCGGTGTATTTGGCGTCCTTGGTGCCGTAGCGCTTGTCGGACATTGCAGCTGTGACTTCGGCCCACGACGTGAAGACGTCATTGCTTACTCGGGCTGGCTTACCGCCGAGGAGCTTGGGTTCAACGCCGTTCGCTGCTTCGTACTGGGCACGGAGCTTGGAGACACCAGCGGTTGCCTTGGTGACATCGTTGTCAGCCAGGGCGGCATTGTATTCGTCGATCGACTTGGCATCGAGACCGGTGGAAGCCCAGACGAGCATGGCATTGAGGTTGTCCTCACCACCGGCAGCGTCATGCAGCTTCAAGGTCGCGAGTTCGGACTGAGCCTGCTGACCTCGGATATAAGCATCGACCATGTCGCGGTCGTAGCCCATCTCTTCGGCCATGGAATAGTCTTCGTCGGAGAGCTGGCCTTCCTGTTCGGCGAAGCGATCGGTCAGGTACTCGACGACCTCGGTGGCCGAAAGTTCCTCAACGTCGTCCTCGGTGACCTCTAGGTCCTCGGGGAGTTCTTCTTCTTCGGCAGGAGTTTCTTCCTCACCTTCTACCGGGGTCTCTTCGGCAGCCGGGGTCTCTGCGGTCTCACCGGCACCGAGCTTGCGCTCCAGTTCCTGATAAGCCTTGAGAAGGTCTTCGGTGGAATTGAACTTACCAGCGAGCTTCGTGGTTTCCTGAGCGGAATCACGGGCAGCAATGGCTTCTTCGGTTGTCGTCGGGGCCTTCTCGGCCTCGGCTGTGAGAGCGGCGAGCGCCTCGTCCTCGGAAGGAGTTGACGCTGCGCCTACAGTTACGCTGTCCATTACGACGGCACGTACATGGTGCCACTCTGGAGCATGACGGCTCCTTCAGGCAGAGCGGATTCTTTGGCCTTGGCCTTGGTGGCCTTGACGGCCTTCGGGGTTTCTACGGTCTCAATGACCTCAGTTTCTTCGCTCATACTGTTTCCTGTTGGGCTTGTTCGGCATCTGCCGCTTGCTGTTGGGCATCACGCATTCCGCCGCCCATCTGGGCTACTGCGTTCGGTGCTGCGGCGAGTGCCAGTTGGCGATCATGTTCCTGCTGAGCTTCCGCTGCAATCTCTTCGTCGGTGAGCACGAGGCCACCAGTGTCGATTGCGAGGGCTGCCCCACGGCGCTTGAAGTATTCGCCGGGAGAGATGCGCTGCTTAACGATCTCGGGACCGAATAGCTGGGCGGCACCTTGGACGAAGGTATCGAGGTTCGTCAGGTCATTACCGCGACCGAGGGCATCCAGACCAGTCACGATGGACGTGCTGGAGATTTCCTTTGGTAGCGGGGGTACCTTGCGAACGGATTCCATGCGCTGGCCGTAAAGCTTGGCGACAGGCATCTGAAGTTCTTCGGAGAGTAGTGAGTAGATACCACCGAGGCCTTGATCGAGTTCACCGGCCATGAACCGGATTTCCTCTGCGGTCACTCGATCTCCGTTGCGCTGGACGGCGCTGTTGAGAAGGAAGCCGAAGGAGATACGTTCGGTCAGGGCAGCAATGAGGCGTTCGGCAACGCTGAAGTCAGCCGCCTTCTCCATCTGGAGACAGGTGACACTATCCTTCGAACCTTGGACGAACCCACCATTCTCGGCCTTGGCGAGCTTGGCTGCGGAAGTCGTGGAGTTGGCTGCGATGAGCCAGATGACCTTTGCGGCCTGCATGGTGCCATCACGGATTGCTCCGGTCAGGGCATTGAGGGACGTAAGGTCGCCTACGTATTCATCGACGAAGGCCCGACCGTAGTCTTCACCTTCGAGGTATGTGAGGCGGATTGGCAGCCACGGCATCTTGTCGACCGGATACTCACCAGTGTAACCACCGGCAATAATCTGGTCCTCGACCTCCTGCGTGATGACGTACTTGGAGGCGTCCTCATTCAGGCTGATCTTGGTATAGACTTCGATCTTAGCTTCACGAGCTGCTGCAGCATCGGCAACCGGGAGGGCTGCGCGGACTTCAGGCGGGAGGGCTGTCTTGGCGATCTCTTCCTTGACGACGATGTCGAGGATGTTGCCTGACGGATCACGCTGGACCACATAAGAAGACAGGCGGAACCCACGGGGCCTACCCTTCTTCGGGATGTAGAGGAGATAGTTGCCGGAAACGAGAAGCTGACGGCATGCCTCGAAGCTGATCGGTCGGAACATGGAACTGTTCATCTCGGCGATGACAGCACGTTCACGGGCGCTAAGAGCACGTTCGACTTCACCGCGCTTCCCATCGGTCTTCATAAGAGCCTGAAGAGCGAGGTCGTCGATCTGGTACTTGAAGAATGGGGAGTTTACGGGGAACAGGGCAAGCTGCAGTTTGGATGCAAGGTGGCGGATACCACGGGCACCGAGGGACTGGTTGGTGTCGTCCAGATCGGACGCAGCACTTATGCCGTTCTTCGGGAATAGATAGGGCACCGTGAGCTTGGCGTTGCGCTCGGCTCGGGTGATGTATGGATTACGATCCTGAGACAGGCTGTCGTATAGGGCTTTGGCTTTGATAGTCTCGACGACGTCAGACATCAGATCGGTACGTTAACGCCAATCTGAGGACGGCTGGTCGGTCGGGAGGTCAGCGAATTGACCAAGGACTTCTTGCCTTTGCGCTTCGCCAGTGCGGCTGCATTATCTGCGTCGGTGCCGCTGGTACCAATCTCGTTCAAGACCGGTGCCAACGGTGAATCTACCGGCGGAGCTGCTGCCTGTACTGGGTCAGCCTTTTCAATCTTAGGCTTCTTTGGTGGACACATGGCTTTCTTCCTGGGCAGCAAGAGCCGCCTCTAGGAACGAGACGATCTCTCGTCGTCCATGCAGGGCACCTGTGGCCCTTTCGCTGAGGGTTAGTAGATTGTCTGGGATTTCATTGGGGAATAACTTCTGGAGCCATTCGACCACATCACGGGGTACATAGGGAGCATTGTCCATCACGTTACCTTCATAGTGCTAGGGGAGTACCTAATGCCTCCACCCTCAAGGTAATCTCGAGAGTGGATACAATACGCCGTCGATAGCGGCCCGGAGTTTGCCGATGCCGTCGTCGTTGTTGATGATGTGACTGCATTGACTGTCGGGGATACCCTCTTCAGATACGTGATCCGAGGTCTCCCGTCTGGCGATGGCAGGTTTCAGCTTGACGACTTCGCCTTCATGGCAGCCGACCAACCAAGCCTCGTTAGGAAACCGGCAGTCATCCGTGACAACCGGCCCGTCAACCTTGGCCACCTTGGCAGCCCATGCGTTGGTCCAAAGCCCATCACCCATCAGCTTGCGTCCCCATTCGGTGCCGAGGGTCTGCATGGCGTACCGAGGTGTCTGACCGCAGAGAAACGGGCAGCTCACTTCCTTCAGATCGCCTTCGAGCTTCCGGTCGATCTCGTCGTCGTTGAGACCACAGGCACGATAGAAACCTGCGAGCATGGCTTTCAGCGGACCAGCGAACTTCACCGGAGTGAAGCCGTGGCCATAGCTCAGGTACTTGGCAGCCTCGGATTTACCGGAGCCAGCGGGGCCTGTCAGTGCGAGGATTTTGGTTGCCATTATACGTATGTGACCTCATCAATGCGGAGCAGCCCCTCGTCGTAGAGACCCTCTAGGATACCGCCATCGGCCTCGAGAATTTCGAGAACGTTGATGTTTGTGAGTAGCCAGCGATGGGCTTTTTCGCGGGAACTGAAGACAAGGCGTTCATGACCTATGTCCCATTCGGAGTTAATTACGAATGCTTTTGGGGCGTCCAGAGGATAGCTTCCTTCTTCTTGAAGTCGTAGTCGGTGTAATGGAGGATGCGGGCGCAACGGGCCTGCGTCAGGGCGTACTCTTCGTCGAGCTTCTTGTTCTCGTAGGCACCAACGATTGCTGGCCACCACTCTTCCTCGTTCTCGATGTCGAGCTTGGCGAGGAGATTACCAGCGGACACCGGACCCATACCGGGGCAACCGGGGTATCCGTCAGTCGTATCGCCGGTCAGCGTCTGCATGAGCCAGTTGTACCTGGCTGT